GTATGGGACGCGGATATGGAGGAGTATGCCTGTCCAGAGTGTCGCGACTGCTTTCCGCCTGACTGTGTAGACTGCGGCAAGAGATTTATTGCCGCCTCCACCCTAGACCCCTCTCGTTGCCCAACCTGCATTCTCTGCATCCGTTGCCCGTGCCAGACTTATGTTGCATCTCCCCGCACCGCCTCTGTCCATGTCTGTAACGGCGACATGGACTATGAGCGCGGCTACAAGGTCTGTGATGATCGTGAGGATCCGCTCTGCCCACAGTATCGTGAGAGCTCCATCACGTCGCCCCGCGCCCAGTGAATAAAGACAAAAAAAAAACAAAACAAAAGACAAAAGACTTTTTTTACTTAAAAATTTGAATACTCCATCCGTATGTAGAACAGTACACTCTCATTGATAAGTAGAACGCAAAAATGCTGGTCGCGTACAACTACTCTCCCAACACGACCGAGTATACCGCCTGGCAGCATCTTTCTAGGAAGCCCGCTAATCGTCGTCAGCGAGAACTCTTGGTTGCAGAACTCTATCTCGCAAGGGGTGAGAGGATCTCATCTTCGGAACTTGCGCGCCGCATTGATCTTCGTCTTGGCGGCCAGCGCTTTTCCACACACACTAGTGGCCCACAGTCTACAACTGTAGGGACTGTAGAATGGCTTCTCAACAACCTTCTAGAATATAAGAAGGTTGAACTGATCTTTCCTTAGATCATAAATAACAAAAAACTCTTACTTATTTATTTTTTTTGGTTAAGAATCGGCAAAAAAATTGGCGCTATTTTTATACATGCGCTACTTTACACACTTAAAGACATTACTGTCATAAGCAATCTTTACAATGTCTGACGTTATCGCTCGCCCTCGCCAGTCGCTGCTGCCGAGCCGCCCTAGCTCAGAGCCAACTACAATCCGCTCTATGATGGGTGATTTGGCTCATCTGGTTGATCTTCACCCTGTCTATCAGCGTGATATCCGATGGACTTCTGAGAACATGTGCGCTCTCATCTCAGCCATCATGCATGACGGAATGCTGGGTGGCCTTGTCATGTACAAGCTTCAAGCCAAAGATGAGCGCGCTCGTCCTGAGTTCCGCTACGAGATGATTGATGGCCAGCACCGATTCTTTACGATCTCTAAGTACTTCAATAGCGAGATCGTGACGGAGGTCGGCAATAAGCCATTTCTCATCACATGGATCAACCGTGCAGCAGATGGCACGAACACGCACATCTTCTTTAAGAAGACTGCTGCTACGGAAGAGTGGGAGTCACAGAATCGTTCCCTAAAGGTTGATTACATGACGGAGGACGAATGTGAGCATTTCCAGACGTACAAGATGGACATGAAGACAGTTCGTGATCCGTTGACCTTTGATCAGCGTCGCGATCTCTTTGTCATGCTCCAGAAAGGCGTTTCTGTGCGTGGTTCAGATCTTCTAAAGAACGAGGGCATCCGCAATCCGCTCGTTCGCTACATCGTGGAGACGAGTCGTCTTGAGACACCTTTCAAGAAGCTGCTTGCGGATCGCTGCTGGATGAATCCGAAGAACTATTGGCTCCATTGGGCGATTCGTGCATTCTTGATTGTAAATCCTCCTGCAGATACACTCTCTGAGGAGCAGTTTGCCATTCGTGACAGCCAGCTGACTAAGATGATTCGCGACGGCGCCCCCTGTCTCCAGACGAAGGAGGAGGAGCACCTGCAGTTCGGCGCGATCCTTGAGCGCACCATGAAGTTCCTTGATACTCTACCAAAGGGTGTCAAGCTCCCTCCTTCCCACCTCTTTGCCGTCATTGCTCACCTCGCGCAGGGCGAGGAGGATCGCGAGGAGATTCTGATGGGCCACATAGACGAGTGGGCAAACAACGCCTATGCCAAACTCTGGCGAAAGGGTAAGGGGTGGGATAAGGCGGATAAGGAGGAAAAGATGATGTATTTCTCTTCTCTTGTTGACGAGCTTGACAGGATTAAGATGCCTGCTCTTAAAGTTGGAGAGCGCAAAACGATTCCTAAGAAGCTGCGCGAGAAGGTCTGGCACACCTCATTCGGTGATGAGGTAGAAGGCTCCTGTTACTGCTGCGATGAGACAATCATCTTTGATCGGAACTATCACGTTGGACACATCATTGCTCACGCGCAAGGTGGATCAGATAAGGTTGACAATCTTCGTCCTGTCTGCCGCAGCTGCAACCTAGAGATGGGAGTTCAGAATATGGATGACTTCAAGAAGAAGTACTATTCTTGAAGTAAAGCAAAAACAAAAAACAAAAATTGAAACCTTTTTTCATACCCTCATCTGTACCCCACCAAGCAAACACAGCAACCATCTCAAATGGAGTGCTCTATCTGCATGAACGACATCACGAAGGAGACGGGTGTCTACACAACCTCGTGTGGACACTCGTTCCATCTTCGGTGCGCCGTTGGCTGGCTCTGCCAGAACAACGAGAAGGACACGTGTCCTATGTGCCGTCACGAGTTCGGTGATCTTGAGCGGCTTCCTCCTTGTGAGGACGTGGACGCCGAGGATGAGGATGAGGATGAGGATGAGGAGGAACTTGAGGAGGCTGAGATTCCCGCCTTTGATGAGGGCGTTCATGCCCTCTGGGTCATGCGCAAGACCTTTGAGATGCTTGATGATGGCCTCAGCATAACGAGTGACGAGCCTCCTGCTCCTCTCGCTCCGCCTCTCCTTCCTCCGAAGGAGGACATCTTCCAGATGATCCGTAGCCACGACAGTGTAGAGTACGTCAGGAACTCGCGGATTCACCATCACGGACACTCGGGTCTGATGGATGTGGATCGCGGCTACGAGAGCGCGTAAAAAAAACTCTTAGTAGAATGCCACCGCCTCCTGCGCCTCCTGCTATGCCGAGGCCTCGCATCTATACAGTATCGCATACGATTTCTGAAAGAGAAGTCGTCCTCCGCGCGATTCTTAAACTCATCGGCAGAGGAAAATAACACTTTTTTTTATATCTTTGACGTGGGTAAAATTTAACTTAGTTTACTGTTAGTATACTACACAACTAACATGAGCGAACGAATGAGAGCAGGTACGCACTTTCTTGAGATGATGTGGTACTTTACTGCAGACCGAATCGTAACCACCGCGATTCAGATGTATAACTTAAATACCGAGCAGGCCGCTGCCCTTCGTAGAGTCTATCTTCGCCCTGGAGACTATACTGTACGACCGCGCCTAGAGTAAATTTGAGTGAGGCAACCGTTATTTATTTTTTAGTAAGAATGCAGAGAAAGGTAATTCAGGGTATTCCTGTCTGGCTTGACACGCAGAATCGTGTGTATGCGTATGATCCGGTAGACACTACAAATCCACTCTGGTTGGGCACATATAGTCCTCAAACAGAGACGATGACACTTCGTGATGATTGGAAGCTGGTATATCAGGAGAAGCTAGAGGCCTATCGTAAGAAGAGTGCACCTCGGAACCGTCTTCCTGCTGCTGCACCTCCCTCCTAAATTTTGAAAGGGGAGGGGGCACATTGAGCAGCATGCCTCCACCCGCAGATGTGATTCTAGATACTGAGCCAAAGCAACGCCCTCTCGTACTTGATCCTATAATCATTGCCTATTTCGGAGATTTTCATAAGGATCTTGTGACCTATCTAACCGCCGTCTGCACAGCTGCAAAGACTACGAGTTAGGAGCCAGACGGAAGCGTCCCATAAGAGCTGCGATTCTGTCCTGGTCGGACTTGAACTGGTACTTTTTTCCTGTGGTCGCCTCATAGTTCGACTGTGCCATAAAGAGACTATTTGCCTGAGTCTGAACCGTAGGTGATCCAAATGTAAAAAGTGTACTGACATATTGTCCCGTATTTGTCTGGATCACTTGAGGGCTCTTATTAGGATTCGTGATCGTAGGTGAATAACGGATCTCGGGCATTCTACTCTACTATAGCATTCCAGTTTGAGTTTGGATATCGCTTCTGGTGTAGGAACTGTCCATTTTTAAATGACGCCTTTTCATTAAAGTTTTTGAAAATATAATATGGAACTGTCTTACTCGTCCCTCCATTTACTGTGCTTACATTACTGTTATAGATCTGAATCGTATTGAATAAATCCCACTCAGTTCTATATCGCAGTAACTGTGAAGAGCTCATAAAATGAAACCCACTCAAGTCAAACTCAACCTCCATCTAATGAAGTGTGAATAAATAAAGAAGTTGATTCAAATCCGCAAGCATCTCGTCACGGACTGTAAACAGATCCGAATCACGCTCCATTGAAAGTCCCTTCATTAAAGGTCCTTGACAGATCTTGACGCACTCGCGCACATACGTGAGTGCCTTCTTGTCTGTCAGATTGTCTACAGTATAGGTTGCCGTGCGTCCGCGAAGTTTCGGACGACCATATTTTCCCATATAGACCTCAACAAACCGATCAATATTTTTATCAAGGGACTCAATCACTCCGTCTGTCGCCTTGTGACGAGCATATGAAAAAGTCTGCCAGTGATAGAGTTTGATTTGATCCCTCATTGTGAAAAAAAATTGTACGTGGTCGGCACTCATTCTACCGTAGGCTCTAGAAAAAATGTGCTCTTTCTGTCGTTTACTTAACATAAACTATAGAGTTGTTCATACTCCTGAAAACTGTCCGTACACACGTGCATGTTATTGCTCCTATTGTTCTAAAAATGGACATACAACGACACAATGTCCTTACGGCACGTGTACACAGACAACCGCATCTTGCCATGTCCCGCTGAATCAATCAGTTATGTATCCTCCAGTTTTGGAAGTTCTTGATGATAAGAAGAATATTGATGCCTACTTACTCGCATACGGTGAAACGAATGCGGGAAACCATGAAAAGAGTAAACAGAAGTTGATTGAACTCTTCAAGAATAGGGATCTCCTTGTGAACTTGTTTGGCTCTCCTGTGGTTCAACTCCGATTCCTTGATCCACAGACAGGAATAGAATCTCATCATAAGGTAGATGGCAAAAAGAAGACAAACAAAAAGACGAAGCCGGCGCCGTTTGACTAAACGACGGGCGACTCGTCGCAGTCAAAAAGGTGGATCTGTTCCGTCAGATCGGTTTCCTAGAGGAAGTATCGTAAGTGTCCGTCTTGATGACGAATCTCCTTTTGTTAGTATGAGCCTTGAGGATGCTGAGAAAGACTTTATTGCGGCCGCGGTTTAGAGAAGTATTTCATGTTTCTGCTAGAGTAGAATGGGTTCCGAGGAGACAAATAGTTTTGAAAATACTCTATTGCTAGAGTCCTACGCACCTGCGAACTTTCCAGACTCCGAGGAAACACGTCCTCCTGAAACATGGCTTGATTCAGGAAGTCAGGCTCCTGCTACACTCTATTCAGCACTTATTAGCAATACTACACTGATTCATTCAAAGGCAGTCCGTGACAGACATAACATGCCTGTTGTCTACGCGACAGCCTGGAAACGGAAGGTGCGTGATCTTTTTGTCAAAGGAAATGAGACAGTTCTCGGATTTTTGGCGAAGCCGTTAGCATCCCATCCTACACTGGGTCAAACAGAACAGTTGATTCGTCGCTACAGTCGTCTGGAGACTGTCCGTGAACATAATCCTAACATGCTTCTGAAAGATATTGTCACAGATCTTTCAGGTGAGAATCGGTTTGACTTCATTGAATCTAAGTTCGCCAAACATCTTGGAGGTACAAGTACTGATTTTGTCAAGCAAGTTGACGACCTCTATGCAACGTATCGCGAAGTTCTTGAAGAGATTGTTACAAATGACGTAAAACTTAAGGACAAGTTAAATGTTCTGGATAAGATTCAACCGCGGCTGAAAATGCTGCTGGACTTGGATTCCACTGCCGATACTCAAGAACTTGAGACAAAGATTGAGGCCTATTTGAAAAATGTCTACGAGCAGAATAATCCCGAGGCGGAGTATACAAAAAGTCTATCACTCTACAAAAAGTTTCTAGTTCTGAAGGACCTCGTTGGAATGGTCCGTCTATCCAGTTCCGCAGATCGTGAACCGATTTGTGGAATCTGTCTCAATGAGACGGTCATGTTTGCTCTTGTTCCGTGTGGACACACCTTCTGTGAGGCATGTTCTCGTCGTCAGGTCATCTGTTACATGTGCAGAACCCAGTGCCGTGAAAAGGTTAAGATTTTTTTTACTTAGGCTACTATAGATGGGCGCAACACACTCTACCGAGTTAACTACAAGAGAACTAAAAATAGGGTCTCGGTATAGATATTATTTCTACGATAAACCTGCTACTAAATGTGAGACTTTGAAAAGTAAGCGTTTAGTAAGAGGAAGAAATAGAAATACGTATGTATTACGCTGGAAAAACAGTAAAGGACAGGTACAACTCGGAACAAGTACGAGAAGTTATAGACCATGTAGGAACTCTACAAGAAAGAAGAAGTGATGATTTTTTACTTAAGGGGAGAATGCATATTCTGAATAATCGGCAACTTATGAATCTCAATATGAATACCCTTCTCAATGTAAAGACGTGATAGGCCCGATGCTGCCTCAGGAACATCCACTTCATTGCAGCCCATCTGTCCAGGATTTTCCTCTAGCCAGTCTAACTCCGCTAGTATAGCCTCCTTGTGTTTGGCCTTCACAGCAGCCACCGCATCCGCATAGGCTTTGTAGGCGACCAGATACGGATCTCCATTTTCAATGACAACATAGATTGTTTCCATTGTAACTGTCTGTAAAAATAAGGGTTTTTTGATGGTGTTTTCAAATTTTTGGTTTTTGTTTAGTCACCATCCTTGAGAGTGAATAGAACTTCCTCAAAGTCCTGTGGAGCCTCCTCCTCTACGGAAATCACGTCACGAGCCCAGGATCCGACCAAGGGTGAATCTCCGTGATAATCTCCGCCACCGCGACCATTTCCCTCAGCCGTTAAGACAGGCAAAGGATGTAGTCTCATATTACCCTCATCCTTCGGAACCTTTGACTTATCCACGTAGAGGCGCTTCGTGTGATTTACCACGAAATTGTAGATCGTTGTAAGCTTTTCCTGAGGAACAATCTCAGTATACTCGCCGCACATGTGATGGAGATTCTCCTCATGATCAGGATCAGAATCCGCGTAGTCTCCTGCCCAGACTATGCGTGACTTGTGGAACTGCTGTCCTGGAGTCAGGGCAAACTCAAAGGTGCTCACAAAGTTATTTCCAATGAAGGAATGTTCCATGAGTTTCAGACCATTTCCGTAGCGATGCGCCTGCATCCATGCAAGAATCTTTCCATCCTCACTCAAAAAGATAGGGTAGTAGTACTGTCCCATTTTTTTCTTGTTTGTAGTTAGTTTTTTTATTATTGGTTTACCGTTTTCAAATTTTTTCACGCATCATCCTTCCATGTGAGAATCGTTCCATTCACTGCACGCACCGTCATGAGATTCTTAAAGGTTGGACGGCCCGTGGCCCAACCATCAATGCCCTTGAGACAATCAACCACTGCGCTTGTGCCAAAGAAGGAGTGCTCAATCACAGGACCCTTGAATCCGTGTCCGAGAGTGCAACACAAGACGCCTTCTACATTCACGATGTGACCCAGGTCCAGGACCAAATTGTAGACTGTGCTGACGAGCCGCTCGGAATAGAGTGCAATGGATCCAGGAAACACCCAGTTGCCGTCCTGAAGGATCGGATGCCATGGTGTAATGCAGAGCTTATTAATCTGCGACATCGGCTGAGACTTCTTCTTGGAGCCACAGGTCACGAGAGCGACAACATTTGCAGGACCCGCAGGTGTCCAGACACTGTATCCGGGCTGAATGTCCTTGATCGGAATCGCGGAACCGTCTGCAAGCTTCACATTACAGTCACCCTGAAAGCAGCCGCCACTCTGACTGTGAAACACACTCATACTCTGCGGCGTGTTGTATGCCCCACCACCTCCGCCTCCGTATCCACCGCCAATCCGATTCTCACGCTTCTGAGCCGACGGAATGGGTGGAGGCAGAGCACCAAAGATCTCCTCCGCCTTTGCCTGCGTCGTATGGAAGAGAGAACCTCCATAGATCTGCAGACCAGGATCCTTGAAGTTCATGCACTGTTGAAGTTGCTGAGCCCTCAGATACGATCGCATGTAATGCTCACCCCACTTCTTGAAATAGGTGGGAGCCATGCCAATCTGACCCTCATTCGGATCCGAAGACGTAATGTCCTTGATCATGGCATCCACAAGAGTGTCATCCACCGTACGCTGCTCAGACATATTCTTAGCGAGGACGACGAGTCCTGCCGCGGCCGCCTTTGGATCCATCTTGGCGATGGATAAGGCACTCTTGATTCCATTCATGTAGAGACGATAGGCCTCCGCATAGTCAGGAACTGAAACTTCTTCTACGTCCACGCCAAGCATCTCATCCGCCGCAAGCTCTACAAAGTAATCGCGCGGCTGTCCGTACTGAATGGGACCCATTTTGATCATCTCCTTAGTGCCGGCAACGGACCCATTGTGAAGAGCAGTCGCAAGCACAGTCGCGATGAAGTTAATGAAAACCGTGCCGACCATCGTGCAGTCAGGAATGAATCCAAAGAGACCACCCCCCCACTCGGAAATGCCTGCAAGCAAGGCACTGTCTAGATTATAGCCAAAGCCGAACGTATGGAGACTCCAGGGATTTGCGACACGGAGTGTGGCGAGTGCAGGAAGAATGCCACGCGGCGGATTCACGTTGCTGATGCCGTCTGTGAGAAGCAGAGCCACAATGTGACGACCTGCAAGTTCAGGCGCAGATGCCAGAATGGCCGCTTGACGGATGCCATCATAGATGTTCGTCTGGCTGTCAGGCTGAATCGTATCCAGTGCCGCCGATACACGAGCACGACCCGTGTCCGTCATGAGTGTTGGTGCGATCACTGCACTGGCGTTTGTACTATACTTCACGACGGCAATCATATCATTCGGATTCAGTGTGGCCGCCATGGTCCGAATGGCATGCTTCACAAGATCCATACGTGTATACCCGAACGACTCTGCCGCATTGTCGTCAGCTGTCTCCGCCATAGAACCTGAGTTGTCCACGATTGCGATGAGAACCACAGGCTGACGCTCTCCCTCGACAGGAGGCGTGGCGGTAATGTGGAGAATACGCTTGTTATCTGTGGTGTAAACCTTGCGCTTCACAATGACCTCCGCATTCTTGAAGATAGCAGTCTGCTGTGCAGCGCTATTCTGCGGATGTGCAGTCAGATAGTCCTGAATCGTATTCCTCAGAGCAATGTTCGGAATCAGATCCGTGCTGTACAAATGAGCACCTGTCTTAGGGCTGATCGTGCTCTGCTCAAACCAATGAGTAATGGCGGAACGCTCATACGAGTGTCCATCCGATGCGATCACGGGGTCACGCATCAGAGAAAGGGTAATCGGGCAAAGCCAGTCGTTCTGAATTGCGGCAGCCATTATAGTCTTTGTGTTGCTTGGTTTTAACAACGTACGGGCCTCAAATTTTTTTGCATAGACACTATTCAAAAAAAAGTAGTTTAGAGTTTAGCCTTTTGTACTGTAGGCCTTTAGAAATCCGCATTCGTCGCAAACGTCATTTGCTCACGATCCTTGCCCACCGTCGCCTTCGCATACGTACTCACGCGCTTCTCAAAGAAGTTGTCCTTATTCTCAAGTGACATGTTCTCCATGAAGGTGAACGGATTCGTCGCACGATACACCTTCGGATATCCAAGTTGCAGCAACAGACGATCGGCCACAAACTCAATGTACTGGCACATGAGATCCGCGTTCATTCCAATCAGCTCACATGGCAGCGCCTTCGTGATGAAATGCTTTTCAATCTTTACCGCCTCACGAATAATCTTGTGTACCTTCTGCTTCGGCAGACGATTCACGATCTTACTGTAGAGTAGACATGCGAAATCCGTGTGAATGCCCTCATCGCGCGCAATGAACTCATTGCTCAGAGTCAGACCAGGCATAACGCCCCGCTGTTTGAGCCAGAAGATCGCGCAAAAGGCTCCACTAAAGAAGATTCCCTCTACCGCCGCGAAACCAAGAAGGCGCGTGGCGAAATCCGCATCAGGATGATCAATCCACGTCATGGCCCAATCAGCCTTCTTCTTAACCGCAGGAATCGTCTGAATCGCCTTGAGAATCTGCGTCTTCTCTTCCTTATCCTGGATGTAGGTGTCAATGAGGAGTGAATACGTCTCTGAGTGCACAGCCTCCATCAGATTCTGACAGGCATAGAAGAACTTCGCCTCGGGGATCTGGATCTCACGCATGAAACGAGAAGCCAGATTCTCCATGACAATACCGTCAGAGCCTGCAAAGAATCCGAGAATGTGCTTGATAAAGTGGCGCTCATTCGCGGACAACTTCTCCCAGTCCTTCACGTCCTTGGAGAGGTCAATCTCCTCAGGAGTCCAAAAGACAGCCATGTGCTGCTTGTACTTTGACCACAGATCATGCTGCTTCAGAGGAAAGATGACGAATCGGTCCTCAGTAGCCCTGAGCATCGGTTCAGGCATCGGAGGAGGGATCGGCTCAACGGCCTCGTGTGCCGGAGTCTCATCTGCAACCGTCGCAGTAGTGCCTGTAAGTACGCTACTGGGATCTGTATTGACAGATGCCTCATCAACCTGCTTTGCCAGAGTTAAATCAAGAGCAGGCAGTTCATCAACAGGACTCTTCTTTGCACGACGTAGAGGAGACTTGGTGGTCTTCTCCATTTTTGCTTGCTTTACCGTATTCTGACCTAAGAAAGATGTCTCCATTAGAACTTGTTTAGTAAGTTCACAGGAGTTCCATTCAAATTTGATGTATCCCTGCTTAGATCCTGATAAAACTGCTTTACCTTAGCATGTGTGATAAATGCGGTTTTTTCTAAGTCCCAGATGTATAAAGACTCCAGGCTCCTGACACGACTGAGTGCTACATAGGCCTGTCCAGACTCAAATGTATTATGGCCTATGTCAATCAATGCGGAATCAATAGTCGCTCCCTGCGACTTATGAATCGTCATTGCGTAGGCCAGAATGAGTGGAACCTGAGACCTATTTACACCTGGAAGAAAGTCTGATTCCCAGGAGGCAAGTGCGATCGGAATCGCGGCACCAGAACGGAACTTAACGATCGGATAATGAAGTTCCGTGGTATCAAATCCAACCACAATCCCACGACTGCCGTTGACAAGCCCTTCTGCCTGGTTCAGATTTGTGATTAACATCACCTGGGCTCCTATGGCAAGAACAAGTTCGGCCGAATACGGAGCATCGCGGTCCAACTTATCCGTTGCCTGTTTCACTCGTTCAGAGTCAAGAGACTCTGTACACTTAACTGGATCCTTTGTAGTCATTGCCTTATAGATTCTACGATCTGTCTTGAGTGCTTTGAGGTTTGTTTGATTGACATGATCCACCTCGGCCTTGCGACTGAATAAGAGTGTCGGCTTGATTTCTAAGGTCTGCCAAGGAAGTCCCTGACGTGACTTGAGGACAGCAATAGACTCTTTACTCAACTCTCCGTGACGTGCCTCTTGAAGGATTTTCTGAAAGACTGGGTCTGTTTGCCGAATGATCTTTGTCAGTTCAACGGCATGAGGAACAATCTGCTTCCAGAGAGGTGATTCAAAGACAAATACGGTCTCCTCATTCCCCGCACCTTTATTGACTGGAGGAAGTTGAAAGAAATCACCGACGAAAATACACTGAATTCCTCCCATCGGTGCAGACGACTTCCGAACTTCCTTGGCAATGGCATCCAACTTCTCAAGAAGTTCCACGGACAACATGGACACCTCATCCAGAATAAGTGTATCGGTGACTCTCCATTGTGTCCGAAGTTTCGTAGTCTTCTTGATCATCTGTGCAAGAGATGATGCAGGTTCACGTCCTAGGCCAATCCCTGCCCACGAATGAAGAGTCTTTGCTTTGCGTCCTAGAAGCAACGCAGCGCATCCTGTCATAGCGGTGATTGCGACCGATCTGTCTCGTGCTTCCAGTTCAGAACGCATACGTTCAAGTAAATGACTTTTGCCTGTACCCGCTTGTCCAGTCAGTAAAATGGATTTCCCCGACATGACTACATCAAGTGCTCGCTGTTGTTCTTCGTTTAATGACATTGTAATAAGGTACCAGAACTATAAAAAATCAAATTTGTTTATGCGCTACTGAAAGACACGTGGTAAATGCTGTAGAACATCGGTCCATGTGTATGTGGTTGGTTCAATCATAAAGAGTACCGCTTCGCTAGGGCTCAACTGAATCGTCCTTGCCTCGAGTGAAATGCGTCCTTCCTTGGCGGGAATCTTGAGAAACTGATCTAGAAACTCCTGTAGTCTACAGGGACCTTTGAGAGTATGTTCTTCAAACCATGCCGCAGCGTGAGGCTTGGGTTGAAGAGGTTTTTCACTTAGAGCTTTTGTTGTAATGCGCTTACTCACCGATTTTAAGTTGTTACGGAGTGTCGTTGCCTCTGAGGATACCGTATCAAGGATTCCGTAGATCTGTTTAAACGTATTCGTCGACTGCGGTGTATCCAGATCAGATAGACCCGAGGAAGACGATCTTGAGGAGGATCGTGTAGTACGTGACATTCTTTTTATGTCTTTTTTGAGAGTGTGGTTAGTCAAATTTTTAGCCTATGGCGTAAGTGTCATTGTTCGGCGAGTGTATGTGCAAGACGACTCAGAGGGTGATGAAACTCTGCCCATAAGAACCATGGTTGATCAGACCCTGACTTGACACTTACAATCCAATGTGGGGGAATGAATACAGCGGATCCTTGACGGACTTTAATGTCAACAAACTTTATTTCGCCAATCAAGGGGGCCTCTGCTCTCTTTATATCCTGAAATGCCTTGCCTCTCCAGACTTTCGGTAAATAGGTTTCAGAACTTTCAGGCATTACACTCAGAACTAGATCTCCTTGTGTTGGAAGTACTAACGTGCTGTAGGCAGTGGTTTTCCGAAGTCCCTTGTCTCCAATGGACACTTCCGTACGAATAGAAAACAGAAACCGCTTCCAGTCAGAATCTAGAACTTTCGGAAGCCAGGTTGTCTCCGTCCATGTTTTGATGCGGGTATAGTCCGCTAGAGTTTCTGAACTTTTCGGATAGTACAACGGAAGGCTCAGGGCAGCGCCACTCGCAATCTCAATCAGTTGATGAGGACCATAAGGTGCTGTATGTATCCGTGGTATTTCCTTGACTGTCTGTGGTGACCAGAGTTGAACAGGAGGCAGAGATCGGACAACCACGAAACTCTGTTCCGTTAATAAAGTCGGAAGCTTATCTAGTTGATTGGATTCAATCTGTAAAATATCAAAGTCTTCAAGAGCCTGTTTATAGAAAAAAATGGCCACAAAGAACACAAAGGCTAAAATCAATATATATTCTATCATTTATGTGGGCCTTACCCTTCCTTCTTCTGGCTTCGGGACATTAGAACTGATTAAGACGCACGAGTAGATACGGGATTCCTCATCATCATTTGAACACGATGAATCGGACTCGGTTCAACAATCACTGCCTCTTCACCAATGGTTGTCTTTTTCGTTGTCTGTCTCCAGGAAGCGAGGCGGGGTGTATCATTCAGTTGAGCCGATACGATTCGGAAACGGATTGCAAGAGCTATGATTCCAACGACGGCGAGTGCACCTCCAATCGCTGCTCCAATAATGGAACCTGCTGAGACGGGTGCTGCAGGTGGAGCAGCTTGACCGGTGATACCAACTGCTGCAATCGGTTTAGGAGAGGATGAATCCGTTGGGCCTGGAGTTTCTGTAGGAGTCACGGAAGGAGACGCACCTATACGCAGAGTCGGAGTAGGGCTTGGCGTCGGTGTTGCTGTGACCGATGGTGTAACCGACGAGGTGGCTGTAGGTGTATAACTAATAGAGGGTGTACGACTCGGGGTACGTGAGGACGTGGCTGAGTTAGATACGGAGGCACCTGGAGAAAGCGTCGGTGTCGGTGTATCTGTGATCGTGGGTGTTCCTGTGGGTGTGGCTGAAGGCGTCGGTGTTCCTGTCGGCGTCGGCGAGGGTGAATGAGTGGATGTAGGAGTTGGTGTAATAGAAGGAGACGGCGAAGGATCCGTCACGGCGGCCGGATGACCAGCGAGAGAAAGTTGCATTGCAAGACCATCTCCTCCTAGATCAATCGTATATGGAGTGGCGCCGCACGGCTGTGCAGTAGGACCATGCTCTCCCAGAAAGAAGTAAGGGATTCCAGGGCGACCATACGGAACATCAAAGACACAATGCTGAGGCGGCGGAGGAGGGACTCCTGCGAGAGGTGGCGGAGGTGTCTGCCATGAGAACGGCTGTATGAGAATCGTGTAGTTATGACCGGATACAACACCCCACAGAGAGGTATTTACATTGAAAGGAATGAGTTCATCTGTGCCTGGTTTTGCGGCCACTAGATCCGTGATCGTGGTCAGAACCGACGATCCAACTTGCGCAAGTGCTGGAAACGTACGTAAGACAAAGCTGATTCCACAGGTTTCCTGTGCAGGGCGACTGTAT